ACTTACGATCCGTCTGACAGCGACTTCATTGCATACGCTGATGTAACTGAGGCGCAAGCTCAAGCATGGGTATGGGAAAACGTATCACAAGAAGATACAGAGGCATCTATCGCTGCTGCTATCGATAAACAAATCAACCCAACTGAGGCCTCTGGAAATCCTTGGGCTGCTTAACTTAACCGAAAGGAGATCGACATGGCTGAGAAAAAAACAAACATCATTACGATCAACGACAAAGACTATACTGAGGATGAACTAACAGATCAGCAGAAAGTGATGATAAATCACCTTAAAGACCTTGATCGAAAGATAAGCTCTACGCAGTTTAACTTGGATCAACTACATGTTGGCAAGCAAGCTTTTGTAGATATGTTAATTAAATCGACAGAAGCTGAAGCGGAGTAAATCTTATGTCCAGAGACCTGTCTGCAAATACAATAGAAGCCATCAACGAAGATACAGTACATCCGTTTTTCGCTGTAGAGTTACTATTTGATGGTAACAATGTCCTACGTATGTGGACAGGTCAAGGAACCCTTACTCTTGCGAGTGATGGGACTGAGTGGGCTGGGGCTGGTACGCTACTCAACATTTCCACTGTAGAGGAGACCTCTGAGTTAGCCGTTAAAGGTGCTACTATAACCTTGACTGGTATTCCCTCAGAAGTCATCTCCTTGGCTCTCAGTCAGCCTTATCAGGGCCGTGTGTGCAATATATACTTTGGTACATTTACTACGGGTAATGTCCTACAAGAGAATAGCGATTACATTCTGCTACAGGATGGTACTAGAATTGAAGTGCAAAGTACATCTCAAGGGTTCAACAGTATCTTCTCAGGTTATATGGATCAGATGAACATAGCTGAAAACGCTGAGACAGCTAGTATTGAACTTTCTGTAGAGAACAAACTGATTGACCTAGAGAGAGCCAGAGTTGCTCGATTTACTTCTGGTTATCAAAAGTCAATATATCCCGGCGACCTTGGTTTAGACTTTGTTGAGGACTTACAGGATAGGAACATATCTTGGGGCCGTAAGAGTGGTTAAATATCAGCAAGAGTTCCTTCAGCAAGTTGAAGGTGAGGTATCTGAACTACTTAAACGAGATTGGGAAGAAGTACAACACAACAGTGACACAGAAGAACTAGACACAGACTGGGACTTTTACAGGTTACTTGAGGAAAGGAAAGCCCTACTTATTTTTACTTGTCGTGATGAAGGTAAACTTGTTGGCTACTTCAGCGTGTTCATTAGTCCTAACCTACACTCCAAAGGTAAAGTCCTTCTTAGTAATGATACCATATTCCTAGATAAGCCTTATCGCAAAGGTTTCGTTGGCATCAAGTTAATTAAGTTTGCTGAGGAATGCTTGAGGCAAGATGGCTACGACAACCTACAGATAACTACAACTGAGCTTAACCCTATAGACAGTCTTATGCTGAGGCTCGGATACACTAAGATTTCTACTTCGTTTAGGAAGGACTTGTGACATGGCTGCTACTCTAATAGCTGGTATAGCTTCTGCGGCAATGGCATATGGCACTGCTGTTGCTACTAGCACTGCTTTTACGTTTTTTACTCTTACTGGTTTTCAAGCTTTTTTAGGCTATGCCTTAGCTTCAACAGCTATGGGTCTCGCTCTAAACGCTTTGGCCCCTAAACCCAGAGTGTCAGGAGCCAACCGTGGTTACCAAGTAAACTCAAAAGGTGCAGCACTAGATCATCAGATCATATACGGTAAGATGAAAACTGGTGGTGCTATACTATACGATGAAGCCACAGGCACTAATAACAAGCACCTTCACAGGATCATTGCTGTCGCTGGACATCAGGTACACTCGTTTGAAGAGTTCTACATAGACGATGAACTTGTGACTGTTAATAGTGATGGTAATGTAACAGCCCCAGAGAAATACGTTAAGACAACAACTACAACCGTACAAACTGGTGTAGATGGCAACGGCAATCCTACCTACGAAACCCAAACTACCACAGACTATTTAGTTAGGATATTACCCTACCTTGGAAGCGCAGATCAACAAGCGTCAACCGAACTTGTGGAAGAGTCTGGTGGTAAATGGACGAGCCAACACAGGCTTCGTGGTATTGCATATATGTACGTTAGACTTAAGTTTAACGCTGATGTTTTCCCTAATGGTGTACCTTCAATAACTGCCGTAGTAAAAGGTAAGAAAGTCTTTAACCCTGCTAATGGAACAACAGATTGGTCTGACAACCCTGCGCTATGCCTACGTGACTACTTAACTTCTAAGTACGGACTTAGTGAAGCTGCTGCTAATATAGACGACGATTTAGTTACCAGTGCTGCTGCTGTGTGTAACCAGACAAACACGATTGCAGGTACGACACGTTATACTTGTAATGGTGCTTTCACTACTGCACTTACACCATATGACCTTCTGTCTGATCTATTGACCTGTATGGGTGGGTCTCTGTGGTATGCTCAGGGTAAGTGGCGTATGAAACCTGCCTACTGGACAGATCCAGTGATGGACTTGACAGATGATGACCTACGCTCTGGTATAAACGTCAGTACACGACATTCCCGTCGTAACAACTTCAATACTGTAAAAGGTACTTTTCGTGGGTCAGAATCTAACTGGCAAGTTACTGACTACCCAGAAGTTACTAACGCAGCTTTTCGCACGGCTGATAATGACCAAGAATCTGTTGCTGACGTAGACTTACCGTTCACTGACAACTCTATTGAGGCTAGGCGTATAGCTCTAATCAGCCTAGAGTCTAACAGACAACAGCTTACTGTTAATGCAGCCTTTGGTCTGAGAGCACTAGAACTACAAGTTGGTGACAACGTAAGGATTACTAACACACGTTTTGGTTGGACTAACAAAGAGTTCCAAGTAATAGCTTGGTCGTTTGGTCTATCAGATGGACTAGACCTACAGATCAACATGACCCTACGTGAGACTGCTGAATCTGTGTTTGATGAAGTTAGTGATGGTATCGTCTACGAAAGAGACAACACTAACCTACCGTCACCTTTTGATGTACCAGAGGTCGGCGTTGCAATATCCGCTGAAGCTAAAGTCAGCAACCAGAAGGTCTCTAATATTGCTGTTGCTACAATAACATCAGGCAGGGCAGAGGCTATTGATTACGTAGAGGTTGAGTACAAACTAGCAAGTGAAGTACTCTTCTCTACATTTGGTCAGGGGCCACTTGGGGAGTTTAAAGTAAGAGACTTAGAAGTAGACTTCTATGACTTTAGAGCTAGGGCTATCAACACCTTTGGGATTAAAGGTCAGTTTACACTACTAGAAAACCAAGAGATTAACGCATTTATTGGTGACCCTTCTGATGTAGGTAGTTTACTTGCAGAGATTTCTGGTGGTACTCTGTTTCTAACTTGGCCCCCTATCCCTGACCCTGACTTAAGCCACTACGAGATTAAACACAACTCAAACACAACTGGTGCTACTTGGGGCAACTCATCTACTATTATTGAAAAGGTCGCTAGACCATCCACTTCTGCATCTGTGCCAGCTAGATCAGGGACATTCTTGATTAGAGCTTACGACAAAGAGGGTAACTTTAGTGAGAATATAACGACGGTTGTAATTACCCCTGCACAAATTCCAGCGTTGGGTCAAACAGACACATTAACAGAGAACCCAAATTTCACTGGCTCTAAAACAAACGTCATCAAGGTTGGCAGTGCAATAGAGATAGACAACACAAGTGCAGCAGAGCCAACTGGTGATTATTTCTTTAGTGCTTATGTTGATACTAACTCTGTTCGTAACGCTAGAATAACAGGAGCACGGACATTTACCAGAAAGTTTGATGGCGGTACTTTGTTGTGGGATAACATCCCTCAGAATTGGGACACTTGGCCTGACAACTGGGATACGTGGACAAATGAAACCGCTGAGTTTGGTGATGTGTCTGCTATAGTGTATGTTTCAGCTACAAACGATGATCCCTCTGGTTCCCCTACATGGGGCGCATATGAATTAGCAAACGGTGGATTCCTTACAGGTCGTGCCTTTAGGTTTAAGGCTGTATTAAGCAGCGAGAACAGCACATATACACCAACCGTCACAGCACTCAGTGTTGACGTAGAGTATTAACACAGAAAGGGCTTAACATGAGCCAACATGATCTTGATATTGCAAACCAGACATCCTCGAATGCAAGAGCCGACATCAATAATGCTCTAAAGGCTCTAGGAAGTCTGTCGTCTGGAACTACAGCACCTAGCACCACATATGCCAATATGCTTTGGTATGATACATCCGCAAACATACTAAAAATGAGAGCCGAAGCTGATGACGCTTGGATCAACATTGGCTACCTAGACCAGAGTGCTGACGCATTTAGAATACTAGATAACACACAGGTCGTTACTACTATTGGAGGTCAAACAGGTCTGTTGGGTGGACAAAGCCAAGGGACTTGGCAAGCTGGTACTGGTACGATACCAAGTCTAGTTAGCCCAGCCGCAGTAAAAGCTGCTATAGACGCAAACGCATCAGCGACACCAGTAAAGGCGTGGGTTAGTTTCGCTGGCTCCAATGGGGCTATAAGAGGCAGTTCTGGCATTTCAAGCGTTACTAGGAATAGTATAGGTGATTACAGCGTAAACTTTACAGGCAGTCTGATGTCAGACGCGAACTACGCATCCATTGCGTTTGGCAGTGAAATGGGTTCACCTCCAATGTGTAACATATCACTTGTATCTCAGACAGCCTCGGCTTGCAGAATTAGGGCAAGAAATGAATACTATGGAAATCCTAACGATCCAGCCATAGTTAATGCATCATTTATGAGATAGACGCAAAGTAAAGGATAAAACATGGATTATAAATTAGGAACACGTAGCCTACAGAACTTATCAGGGGTAAACCCAGACATGGTTGCTGTAGTTAAAAAAGCAATAGAGATAACTGAAGTTGACTTTACAGTCATTGAAGGTATCCGTAATATAAACCGTCAGAGAGAGCTAGTGAAGGCTGGAAAGTCTACTACACTTAACTCCCGTCACCTTACAGGTCATGCTGTAGACATGGTTCCTTACCCTGTTGATTGGGAAGACATCGACCGTTTTGAATTGATGGCTGAGGCTATGAAAGAAGCAGCAGAAGAACTCGACATTCCTATCGTATGGGGTGGTGACTGGAAGAGTTTTTATGACGCTCCCCACTTTGAATTGGACAGAAAGACCTACCCATGACACCTGAGTGGCTCGACAAGTGGCGTATATGGCCTCGTCTAATTATCACCCTGTATGGTCTAGCTTTCTACCAAACAACTAACTGGTTTATGAACCTACCTGACCCCACCAATGCACAGGCTGGTTTTGTTGCTTGCATTGTTGGTGCTGGGGCTGGATTCTTTGGGATATATGTCAATGGTAAGAGTAACATTAGCACTCCTGTCGATACTCCTTCTAAGTAATTGCACCAGTCTTAATCCCCTCAGTCTTCTATCGGGGAAAGGAACTAACGTAGCTGCAAACACTCAGATAGGTAAAACTAACACTCAGACAATCGGTACTACAAAGAACACTGAACAGAAGATAGTGGTAGAGACCTTAACTGGTGAGATTGAACAGTCTAACGATGACAATAAAGTTAGCACTAAATCGGTGGACAACTTAACAATCAACGAAATCCCACCTTGGGTCATCCTACTCCTAGTTCTTGGTTGGATGCTGCCTACTCCTCAAGAGATGGGCAAAGGTCTTTTGAAAATAATAACGCTAGGAAGATACCGTGGAAAATCAAACTGAATGGCACTTGTCTAAATCTGTCCCTCTAACCTTTGTCGTGGCTATCTTCATTCAGACTGTATCGTTAGTATGGTATGTGTCATCAATGGATAACGCTATCAAGAACAACGAGAAAGAACTACTAAGGCAAGATGTACGTGTCAGTACACTAGAAGGTGTAGTACAAGCCCAAGCCCTTACTCTAGCTCGTATAGATGAGAATATAAAGTCTATCAGAGTTATGATGGAGAGAGTGGCCTACAAAGACGAAGCTCGGTAATGGACCCCCTTAGCTGTATAGCAGCCGCCAGTACAGCATATACCGCCCTTAAGAAAGGCTTTGCTGTAGGCAAGGAGCTATCTTCAATGGGTACTCAGCTTCAACAATGGTCTAAAGCTGTGAGTGACCTTGACTTTGTACACGAGAAAGCCTCTAAGCCACCCATGTACAAGATGTTTTCTGACACACAATCTCAGGCACTAGAGGCTTGGTCAGCTAAACAACAAGCAACTCAAATGAGGGAAGAACTCCGTAGCCATATTTCTTTCGTGTACGGACCCTCAGCTTGGGATGAAATAGTACGCACTGAGGCTAGGATGCGTAAGGAACAACGAGAGTTAGTCTACAAGAAGCAAGAGTTTATCGACAACTGTATTAACTGGACGATAGGTATACTCTTGGCCTTGGCAGGTATAGCTGGACTAGCACTTGTATTTTATCTGGTAGGTAAACAACAAGGTAAGTGGTAACTCACCCATAAATAAATACAAAAAGACCCCCAAGGAGCAATCCAAGGGGGTTTTTCTTTGTCTAGGTTTCTTCGGGCCAACGGTAACATAAGTAGCCTTTTACTATGTATCCGTTAGACTCTACGAACTTGAACCCATCAGGCATTGTGCTAAGGCATCTCTCCTCTGAATCTAGTACCTCTGGAAAAGCTACCGACACACAAGTTAGGTTAGCTGTACACGCAAGGATTATTGCTGAAAACATACTATGGGTCTCCTTCCATTTCCCCTATTAGTCGATCTAAATACCACCGTGCTTTCTTTAGGTCTTCTACAGGCTTACTCTTGTACCTGTATCTGTGTAGATACTTCTTGGCGTTACCCTCTAAGTATCCCATGAACATCATGTGATCCATGTTGTCTTTCATGTAGTCGATACATTCGATCTTACCATCCCCGTAGTGTGCAGGTTTGTTTACTACATCCTCTTCTAAAACTTTAGGTCCACCAAAATAGTCATCCTTCTTTATCTCACCCCATTTTGCCATGTAATTTCCTTCTTCGTTTGCTCTTAGGTTAGCGTCCCTCACCCAAACATCTGTCATATACCTTCCTTTAAGAAAGTCCTGACCCACATTGCTGTGATGTCACTACGTATGATGTCGTCTATATCAAACTCAATTATTGGTACAGGTAACATATGCTTCTTAGCCAAGTGAATAACCTTTGTCAAACCATCAGCTTCCTTTAGGTCAGACTGCTGCACATCACCATTAAGCACAATAGTAGTGTTCTCGCCTACTCTTGTCAACAACATCTTTAACTCGTGGGTAGTTATGTTCTGTGTTTCATCCACGATTATAAAGGCATTATCGAAGCTACGGCCCCGCATGAGAGCAAGAGGAGCCATTTCAATGTTTCCATTCTTGATGCCCGTATCGACCGTCCCTTTACCCAAGTGCTTCTCCAGAACATCCAAGACAGGCAAAGCCCAAGGCATAGTCTTCTCATTGAGGTCTCCTTTTAAGAATCCTAGCTCCTTACCTACGGCAACGTGAGGTCTTGTGATGACGATTTTATCGACTTGTTTCGTCGTGTAGAGGTCGGAAGCGTAAGTCGCCGTAACATACGTCTTACCAGTACCCGCAGGGCCAAGAATAAAGATTTGATTGCTTTCTTTAAGCGCATCTATTAGTTCCTTTTGTTTGTTGGTACGAGCATAGAGACCTGATGTCTTCTTGTTACTCGCACCTTTATAGTTAGTCTTACGTCTGGACTTCCTTGGCTTGTCGGGAAAGTCGTCCATTAGATACTACCCTCAAGTTTCCCTACTAGCTCTTTTAATTCTGCACACCCACCTATGTACGTACCATCAGATGAGAACACTTGAGGTACAGTTGTATGACCTGCCTGTTTAAGTAAGGTCAGAACCCACTTAGAACTAGGGGTCTCTATGTTGTACTCTGTGTAGCTTTGTCCTATTCCTTTCAGTAGGACTTTAGCTGTATCACAGAAGTTACATTGATTACGAGTTATTACAGTATACATAGATACCCCTTAAGTTAAGTCTACAATCTCACAACTGTCACCAGAACAAGCTAGTGTCTGACTACCTGCTGTGTTGTCCTCTTGCTCGTACTCTGACAACTTAACCCAATCTATAGAAGTAGGCATCAGTGACTTGAGCATAGTAAAGTCTGTCTTTCCTACCTCTTGATAAGGAGCCTGTTGGTACGTATGTTCATTGTACGGCAAGAACGACACACCAGACATCTCATCGAAGTTCTTGTACACGAATGCACCTACCTCAAACCATTCGTCTTTCTTGACGTTAATTGTCACAGAGGGCTTATGTTCACACCATGATCGTTGATACGCCAGCCACATCTCAAGTTGGTCAATAGCAGACATATCTCCTGTTGTAACAGCACCACTTGGGGCTTCCATAGGAAAGCTAAACACTGTTGTAGCATCAGGCTTCGTAACGTCAGGCTCGTTAGGTATACCTTGATCCACCATGAACTGTGTCAGTGGGTCTTTGTTATCTCCACGTACTGTACGTATGTAGTAACGAGAGTGACGGGCGTGGATGCCTGACGCACTGTCTACCAGTTGTGACACCGTACCTGATGGTTTAACACAGGTAATAGCAGTAGAAACAGGTATGTTAAGACGTTCAGCCCATTCAGCATTAGTGTCTATCGCCACTTGCTTGAGGTGAGCGAGGGTCTTATCTAAACCCTTGTTACTTGTTGTCATTAGTGGGTTGTCCATAATCCCTGTTAGTGAGACCCCAAGCAGACGTTCTTCTTCTGTATTAGTATTCCATACTTTTCTTAAGTAAGGGAACTTGGTGTATGACGACTGGATCGTACCCAAGATGGTAGCGAGACGAACCTTCTTCTCAAGTGTATCTAAAGTGTCTGTAGCACGTACTACGCACTCCGTTAGGTTGCAGAACTGGTATGGGCGTAAAATTATTTCCGAACATGGATTCGTGCCGAACTCGTAGTCAGGATTACGACGACCATTCTTCTTAGCTTGTCGTATAGATGCCTCACGATTGAACACGCCACGTTCACCAGATCCACTTTCTACCAGAGACATCCACTCTCTCATAAATGACACTGCATCGGGTTTCTCAGTGTAGGATACAGAGTTGTTAGCTAAAGCTCGTTGAGGCTCGTTCTCCCACCATTTACCAGACTTAGCGTGACGCATACGATCATCACTTAAGTTAGACAGGGAGATCATAGCTGATCGACGTACACCGCCTACAACAACTACCTCACCAATCTTACACATGATATCGTGACACTCAATAGACGATAGCTTACGTCCCTTAGCGTTAGTAAAGGTACGAACAACAAAGCCAAACAAGTCAACCAATGGTGCAGGTCCACTAGCACGACCACCAAAGGTCTTTAGTTTAGCACCTGCTGGTCGTACTTTAGATACATCCCACTTTGGTATTTCCCCACTGTATAACAGAGCAATGACCTGACGTAGTGCTTTTGCCCAACCCTCTTTGCTATCTTTAACAAGAATTGTCGTACCACTATTAAACATATCGTCTGGTACTTCTGGTAGCTTAGACACGTACTGACGCTCTACAGAGAACCCTACACCTGTACCACACAGCAAGATGAACATAGCCTCATCGAAAGACTTAAGGTCATCTACTGGCAAATAAGAACAGTTGTAGCCAGCAGTATTGTCACGGGAGAGTGCTGGCCCAGCGGTCATTAAGGCTCTCATAGATGGCATGACCTCAAGACTAAGGATGGCTTCCTCAATAGAACGAATGTATGTGTCGTCACCAGCAACAGGCTTTACAACATTGTCCATGTAACGATTTACTGTCTCTGTCCAATTCTCTCGTCGGCCCTCTTCGTCTAGCCAACGTGCATACCGTGAGGTTGCAATGAAAGTCTGATAATCTGTTGGTAGTAGGTTATTCATCTGTTGTCTCCCGATCCTTTAATCACATTCCGATTTTTACGGCTTGTTAATTTATCTATGTTTAGATTAGCTATCTCTTTAAGTGAGTACCCGATATCATTAGCTGTGTTAGACAGATACCAGAGTACATCTCCTAGCTCTTTTGCTAACTCATAGTTACTAAAAATACCATCTCTAATTTGTTTCTTGACCTTTTCTGCCACTTCCCCTGCTTCCCCACATAAGCCTAAAGTGGGATACAGAATCTTGTGAGTAGGTGGGTACACAGCAAAGGACACTGCTTTCTTTTGGTAGTCATTCAAGTCATTTACAGGTTTGTCTTGTTGAACTTCCCACGCATCTATATCGTCTTGACTAATCATTATCATATGTTCCTTCCGTAGAACTGTGTTTGTTTTTGGTTGTAAGCATCAAATAGATACCAAGCGCAGTTGTCTTTGCCTACACCCTTGCTACCTTCGATCCACTTGACCCTACCTACACTCACTACCTTAGTGCAGTAGCTCATGTAAAGGGCTGATTGCTTAGTGTGCATCCAGTCTGCATCAAAGAGTAACCATGTAGGACACCTTTGCATCCAGTGTTCAATGAAGGGGTGCAAGAACTTCCTGTCCCAAGGTGGGTTGGTAATACAAAAGTCAACGACATTGTACCCACCTAAGTCAAGAGAAAGCCCATCGTGTAGTATAACTCGTGGGTCTCTTGGGTCAATATCACAGGCATACAAGCATTCCCCATGACCTTCCGTAAGATAGCTAATGTGATCCATTAGTCGTCCATCTCCAGCACAAGGCTCTACGTAGTCAAACGTATAAGGCAAGTGCTGAATCAGAGGCTCAACAGCAGGTAGTGGTGTATAGTAAGCGTCCCTCTCTCGCCTTACATACTCTGACCTTTTTCCCAAAGTGTTCCCCCTTTCGTTTCACCACGTAGTGCAGCTTCAACCTCATTTCCCATATGTCCGTCGTAGTGTCTCAAGACTAACAAACTGAGGCTCGTAGAGTCCATCACAAATATTTCTTTTGATGAGAACACCTTTGAACCACTCCTTGTTTGATTGACCAGCCCAACCTTCTTCAGCACCCTTGTAACAACCGATAACGGCCCCAATAGCACCGTTGCTGCCAACATCGTCCTTAAAATAAAGGTCGCGTTTATGACTGTGACCAACAGTGCAAGAGCGATAGCGCTTTTGTAGTAACCCATAAGCATGATGAACACCACTAATGGCACGACCAAAATTGCCAGCCCCCACATAATGAGCGTAGTCAACACCATCGTAATTATGAATGGTGGGGGCGCTATTAGTGTACTCGTGGTATTCGTCGAACCATCGGTCTGTTTGTAGGTGCTTGAACGAAACCCCATACTTCTCCCCTTCTACCCTTGGGTCGTGCTTAACAGCAGTCTTAATTCTGTTCTCATGGTTACCTTCAAAGCCAACCCAAAACGGTCGTTTATATTTTCGTACACTAGGTTTCTCCCTCAGACGATTCATTGCCTCGTTGTAGTGTTCGATGTCATCCTGATAGGACTGACTTACGATAGCTTCTGGGTAACGAGTGTCGTAAGAGTTTAACGACCGCATATCCGCACCATCGCCTAAGTCTATAACATAGTCAGGTCTAACGTCGTATATCAACTCACCTAACCAATCGAACCTCTCGTTGCTTACGTCTGGGTCTGTGTGACCACAACTAAAAACTACCGCTGTACTACCTACCGTCATTCTAACCACTCCTTCGGGATGAGTTTGTCTGCGTACTGGAATCCATTCTTCTCGCACCACATGGCATAAGTTGTCTTGGAACCTTTGCTTATCTTTGCCCTACTATTACTAAAGACAAAGCGTATGTCTAAGCTAGGGTATTGCTTCTGTACTAATAAGTGTTTCTTTCTATCTGCTGCAACAAACCTTCCTTTGCTTTCGATGATAATTCCGTTGGGAAGTTCAAAGTCAGGTGTGTAAGTTCTAATCTCATGTACCTCATACTTGATCTTGAATTGCTCATACTTAAACGGAACTGACAAGTCTGTAAGTTGTTCAGATATTCGATCCTCTAGTCCTGATCTGTATCCGTACTTGCGACCTCTTTCGGCGGTTCCCATAACTCGTCTTCCAACCGTCTTAGCCAAAGCAATCTCCCATTCTCAATTATGCGGTCAATGTTTCCATCGTAAGCCTTAAGAACGGCTTGCCACAAGTCTTCCTCAGTCTTACAGTCACTCAAGAGTTTCTCCGCTTTCTTAGGGCCAATACCACGTAGACCAACAATGTTATCTGCACGATCTCCTGTCAGTATCTGAGTGTAGAAGAACCGTGTTCCCTCGTAAGGACTTACCTTCTCCCACGTACCTCTACCAAAGTTAAAGTGCCAACAAGGTAGCTGTAGCATATCTTTGTCTATAGAGGCCACTACACAGTTGTAGTTTAGTGCAGCAGCCCCCTTAGCAATAAGATCATCAGCTTCTTCGTTGTCGCTAACAATAGCCCCATACTTGACCTCTAGGTGGTCACGAGTAGCACCAAGGTGGACAGGCTTTTCTGCTGAAGACCTGTTTCCCTTGTAGGGATAAGACTTAGCAATATCGAACCTAAAGTTGGTCTTGCCTGTTAGGTATATTTGGTACTCACTCTCTGTTGGAAAGGGAAGGTCTAGGGTCTCCTCTAAGATGTAGTCTACAAGCTCCTCTACCTTATACCTAGCGTCACTTGAAAGCAGGTCTTGAGTGGCAAAGGCTGCACGATAGGCTATGATGTCTCCATCAATTAAAACTTTGCCTCTGTCCATTAGAACGTGCCAAACGTGACTGAACCATCGTCTAACTCAAAACCTACGTTAACGACATAACTGTACCCGATACTACGGGCAAAGTCTGTAAGTTGTTGAGCGAAAGTCTGAAGGTCGTCTACATCCTCTCGTTGGGACGTAAACATACCCTCAAAACCATCTTCGTCTTTGTTAGCATAAGCTGTGATCTCAATACGCATTGTATTATCCTACCATAAAGATTTCATCGTCTGCTGACGAAGTTTCTTCCCACGCTACATGGTCTGTAACCGCAATAGCAATTAATCGAACACCAGCACCCTTAGAATAGGTCTCAAACTGCACCTTAGCTTTAGTGCCGTTACCTAGTGTTCCATCTCCATCAAAAGACCAGAGAGACTTATTCTCAAGTCCGTTTGTTATGTTGACAACTACTGGTGCGCCACCGAAGTCTACCTCAGTCGGGTTACCTCTCTTGTCCGTAAATGTCATAACGTGATCGTGCATACGTGTCAGTTTGACATACTTACCGATACCGAAGCTATTACCTTCTTTGATACGATCATTACCCATAGGCTTTGGGTCTAGCCCACCTTCAAGTAATTCTGTAATCTGGCCTTCGTCAGTAAAGTATGCGTTTGTCACATACTGACCGTTATGTTTGGCTGCTTTCTTGGCTGCATTATTTTGGTCGCCACCCATATCACGGTTCTCTTCAAACACTTTTGCGTACTCAAGAACCATATCCATTGTGTGTTTAGCCATAGTCGGGTTTCCTCTTGTTTAAGCTGTAGGGTTTACAGCACTATGTTGGTAATATACTATAGGGATATTTTTTAGAATCTTAGACATATTATTTTACTTTTTTTTAATGTATGTCTGCATACGTGTTACCAAATTGAACATCTGTCCCTAATGGTACGTTCAAGTTTATCTCATGGTTCACATTGTTAATACTCATCTGCATTATATTCTCTGCCTTATCTTCATCTCCTTCTTTTGTTAAAACTATGATCTCATCGTGGAACTGACCTATGGTCTCCAGACCCATGCCACGACACTCCTTAACCCAACTGTCAAAGCAGTATACACCTGTGCCTTGGTTGAGTGTACTGAACCGATCCTTATCACTACGTAAGCTATACCAGAAGCCAGACACAGGGTTCTTGAGCCACATAGAACCAAATAGCTCCCGTGTACGTAGTGTGCTTGCCACCTTCTCAATAGCCCAGTTACGTGACCAGAATGCTTCTAGTAGGGTCTTAGCCTCACGTTGGGTCATACCTGTCTCACGGGCCAGCTTAGGCGCTCCTACACCATACGTAGCACTGTAGTTCACCACTTTGTAATTCTTACGTAGTGCTTTCAGTGACCGTTCCCCTGAGTTATGCTTGTCGATGTCATCTTGTGAGATAACACCAGCGTGTAGAGCCAAGTCTAAGTGTGGGTCAAAACCTTCCTTACTCATCTGTTCTACGTACTCAGGGTCCAGTGGCTTCATGTAGTGTCGCTTAGTTGTATCCTCTAGGCTGGTCATGTCAGCACCAGCTAACACATAGCCATCAGGACACGTTAGGCAACCACGGATAACATCACCGTAAGGCTTGTCTACGCTGGGTAGGTTTACCAGTGGGCGAAAGTGCTTGAAGCGAAAGGTGTTAGTGAGACCAGCTACACCAGCCTCTAGCCACCCATCCTTGTGACACTCTAGGAAACTTTTAAGAATACCAGCACGGTGAGTAAGAACTGTGAGACCATCCAGAAGATCAACAGACGGGTCAACCTCTGCAAGCTCTCTGACACTTTGACATAGCTCTCCATTCTTTCGTACCTGTTCAATCTGTCGTTCATCACCTGTCACCTTATCTCTTAGGAATTTATATGTACGAGGCTTCCACCCCAGTGAATACAACCAGTCTTTTACTTGGTCGTTGCTGTTAGGGTTTCCCCTCTCTTCTCCTGTCTTAACGACAAAAGATTGAGTTGTAACGGGCTGCATATACTCTTTACAAAGTAATACCCATTTCTCCCCATGTGACGATAGATCACCGTCCTTTTTGTGCATAACCTTTGGCTGGTTAGCTACACGGGTAAGTGTCTTCTTTGGCATGGCCTCTGCTAGTTGGTCTACCTTCTCTATCTTTAATGCCATGATTTCGTCGTAGGCTACTTGTGCTTTATCTACGTCTAATTTCCATCGCAGGGCTTCTTGTTCTTTTGCACAGTCTAGCTTGAACGACAGATAGTCGATCAGACGTTCTCTCTCAATGGGGTCTTGGTACAACTTGTTCAGCTTCATGCCTAAGTCACGCCATAGACGATTGTTGATCTTAACGTCCTCATCACACCTGTGAGCGTACTCTTGTGGTGTCAGGGTGTTCCAATCCTTAATGACAGGCTTAGGCACTCCATAGTCCTCTCCGTAGCCCTCTAAGCCATGCTTCATGCGGTCATGGTGCAGATACCAAGATAACGCTAGAGTGTCGATCAGACGAGCCTTTATCTCAATGCCTAACACCTTTTCCACTACAGGGATGTCGAAGCGTATAATGTTATGACCAACTAGGGTTTCACTGTTGAGCAATACATAGCGCATCTCATCATAGTCATGGGTATGCTTAACTTCACCCATGTCATTAGACCAAGACAGGACATGAATCTTGGTCAACTCATCTAATAGACCGTCTGTTTCAATGTCGAATACTGTTATCATATTACCTCGCTTAGTATAAATGTATCTGTGTTAAACCGCATCATCCCTGCGTTGCCTTCTTCTGAGCATGGGCGGTTCTTTTCTATGGACAGGTACGTTGTGTTACGCTCCTGTAGGTCTGTAGTTTCTTTATCACGTTTAAGGTCAATGATAACCGAAGCACGTTGTCCGATCATACGACAGTATTTCATCTGACCATCATCATTGGTATGAGCAATGGTTACGATACCTACGTTCAACTCAGCGGATAACTTAGATAGACGGACTGACAAGTCAGCTAGCATTTGCTCTTTGCTCTCATCAGATGATCCTACAAGCACATCTTGGATAGGCTCAAAGAATACAAACTTAACACCACAGGCTACAGCAAAGTAACGTATCTGGTCGATCAGATCGTCAGCACCCTGACCATCACTTAAGTAAAACTGGTAGAAGTTCTCGTCGGCGGTTAGCCTACCGATAGCTTGTACTACCTGATCTTCCGCACCCTTCTCTTCGATCAAGTCCCTACGTGTTAGGTTATCCCCACATTCGTATGACACAAGGCCAAGTAGAGAGCGTAGCTTAGTCTCTTCCAAGTGCCATGCTGCAATAGGAACCTTACGTTGTAACATATTGTACTCAAGGTAACGCATGATCTCTGTCTTGCCGATACCTGTAGGTGCTTTAATCACTGTGAAGTGACCCTGCATGAGACCAAGTATTTTATCGTCTAATGCCTGTATACCCGTTGGTATATACTGATGCTCAGGTGTATCCTTGTACAACGACAAGAAGTCCTGTGTGCTGTTCATCACGTTCTCAGGTGTGAACTTACGTGCGTTCCACCATGCACCTTTGAAGTCAGCAGCCTTACCAGCCTGTAGGAACTCATTGGCATCCTTGTAGGGTCTGTGGTCAACACGATAGACCTTATTAGGGAACAGCTTGGACACACGATCAGCAAGAGCATTACCAGCTTCATCATTGTCAACTGACAGGATAATCTTCTCAAAACTATTGAGCCAGTCAGCACAGTTCTCCCATAGCTTCTTAGACGGTGTAGCAGACGGTAGAGATACTACAGGGTTAGTGTAGCCACTCTTGAGCATCTGAGACACAGATAGGGCGTCTAGTTCACCCTCTGTGATCGTTACCATCTTAGAGCTACCAGCAGTAAACAGGTTCATACCAAAGAGTTCATCACCCTTGAACCCTGCCTTAGCGTAGAAACCTTTCTCCGACAGTTTACGAACCTTAATTCCACCGCTAGGATATACGTACTCTTGACGGTCATCCCAAGTCAGTACGCCGAAGTCTTCCATCGTCTTAGTGTTGATGCCACGCATATTGACATACTCACCGTCTGATACATCTTCGATCAGTTTTGGTGTAAACGACATATAATCGTCCCTTTCTTTTGTTGGGTATTTATCCTTCGCCCACTCAAACATATTTCCATTGGACGGGTAGCTTCTGTTACAGGCGTGACACTTGCCGTAGCCCTCAGTGTTGTAACTGAAGGCATCAGAAGAGCCACACGATTGATATGGGCATGGTTGGTGTGCGTGTTCAGCCATGTGACTCTCCTTTGGTTTACTTAGAGCCTATGAGGTACTTGTAGCCTACCTCTTTGTACAAGTGATTTTTCTTTACTCGCCCTTGACCCTTTTCAATTTCTACATCCCTCTGGGCGAAAAAAGCATCAGCTTCATTATTGAGAAGCCAGCGCATAGGCATCTGACGGTCAAGTTCGTAGGAGTGGAATGTGGTATCTAGGAGCATCTCAATTTCACCTCTGTGGTTATCCCAGACATAAGCTCTGTGCGTGTTAGCGTCTGCTGTAACTACGCTTCTCGCACCTTTTCTTAGAAGGAGTTTTTCGCTCATGGGGATACGTGAATTAAGCCCAAAGAGGTCTAGTGTTTGTTGATAATAGTTCATTGTCGGGTTCCTTAAGTTAGGTTCTGGTTTGCTTTAGTCTCTAACGGTAGTTGGTCACACAGCTCTATCAAGATGTCAGACATCTCATGTAGTGCTGGTATTTTGATATCTACGACATCATCATGTATAGCTGAGTACAGATACATAATAACATCACGCCTATCAAACTTACTAATCAACTGTTCCATAGCAACGACAAGATTAGTCGCTGAGACATCTACGGTACAATGCTCTGTACTTTTGATATGAGCATTTAAGTCAAACACATTTGGTCTACTTTCTATCTCCTTTCGTTTCTCTTCTGAACGATCCCAAGCCTCTTTAGCGGCTTCTACTGGGGTCTTACGTTTCTCTTTAACGTCTTCAAGTATGTCACCATAGTCAGGGTTCTCTTGTACCTTTTTGTACCCTGCTTTAGCTTGCTGTACTTCTTTAACCTTCATAGGTTTATCCGACGACATAATATCTTCGACAAGTTCGTCAGGTACAGATGGTGATGCTAGTTCGTATAGTACTGTCATCGGAATGTGTCCAGCAATATATTGCTTATCAAACCTACGACCAACTTGCATGATATTATATCGGAGCCTTTGTTTAAGATCAGGAAACTCCTGCATACACCAATCGTGGAAGGCGTTATTACTGAGGTGCATATCACGACCCTCTTGTAATGCCTGACCTGCCTTTATGATATTCTCGACAGCACCAGATAAATGCTTACGCACGTCACTAGCGACATCATCAAGACTACGGACCTTTGCTTGCGTAGTAAGATGATTGTAGTATTCACCATCGTCCATACTCACGTTCCTTTCTCATGTGTTATAACTAATAGTAGTAAATACTAAAGTTAATACTTATGTAATCCCTACACCTGCTTATAGGAATATATCTTACAATCTTAGACATCACAAATTGTTACAGTATTGAATTTCGTAACTTAGTAATAGCCGATTCTTCTTTACGAGATACCCACTTTTGGTTAGTCCCTGTTGCATTAGCCACATCATCTTGTGTCATATCATCAAAAAACCTCATCTTAATAACTCCCAACTCTTCTGCTGTTAATTCTTCATGTGCTGCATTTAAGACACACTTTAGTAAGTCTTTAGTCTCATACCTCTCTACATGATCGTTGAGTGACCTACCGTGTTCATCGTTATATTGACCTGTTTTAGACGACAAAATAACCTTTAGCCACTTGTGTCCAGCCTTAGACATATCCCCAACTTCATCGTCGTTTATGTCACGAGTGAGCCTACGGGTAATATTGTGTGCTGGCACTGTAACAGGAAGTGTCTCAACATTGAGATAGTCGTGCATACGCCTTTTAGCCTCACGGTATAGGTGCGCTGGATGGGCATCAGGTTCTTCCTCAAGTATCTCGTAGCACTTTAGGATACCTTCCATCTTCATATCCTCTCTATGTCCTTTGCTGTTGTACTTGTAGGCCAACCTATCACACATCTTTAAAATCTCTTTTTCATTCATGCTCAGGTTCCTGTGATAGTTCTTCCTGTCGCAACCTAATAATATGGATCACATCCTCTGTTGTTACCCGTGGGCATTTCAACATCTCTCGTATGATATCCTGTATTGTAGCCTTATTATTCTCCATTGAAACGACCCCCTGTCATTCTATGAAATATTACCAGTACAGCTTCCCAAGGCCAAAAGAACACAAACACTGTTGCACCATTCCTCTCATCTTCTGCTATTCCCTCGGCCCCATCCACAGCGTCCATCATCAGTATCACCGCCAATAGATAAGTCACTGCTACGCCCCATATAAATCCCATCATCATTCCCCCTGTACCATCAGTGCTTCCCACGACACAGGGAATAAAGGCTCTATGATCTCGTATACTTGCATAGCTACCTCTCTCGTTTCTTGCTGTGCGTCAGACTTTAGACGTAGCCTACACATATCAGCCCAAGCATCCAGACTACCTGACCAGTACCACTCAGTCATCATAGACTGTGGTAGTACCATACGTGCTTGCTCAGGTGCTACGCCAATCTCAAGTAGATCATTGTAGGCTTTTAGACATGCCCAGTTTGCATCTCCCCAGTCACCTACATCTACTATACCCTCGGACCCCTGCTTCTTATCAACACTACATCCACGCCACTCATCAGGTACATAAAACTCTGGTTCATTATCTACATACCTACGACTTATCTCATTCCAACGTAGGAACTTGTGCTTCACCAACTGCCTCGCTACGAACACTGGACTCTTAACATGGACACTGATAAAACAATGTCCGAATGGACTGATGTGACTGTGATCTGCCAGATAGCGTATTAGTTTAGCATCCTTATCTTTCAACTGAGGTGGCCCAAAGGGATCAGACATATCCATCTCAGATTTCTTGCCAAATGATACTCTAGCTGCATTAACTACTGAGAGGTCATTACCCATATGCCCAATGTATGTTGTCTTAATTTGCATCTATCTTTACTCCAATGCACTCTATTGCTTCAGTTTTATCATTTACCATCACACTCGCATCCTTCAAGGCTGTTTGACAGAAGGTCTTATTTTCATGTGTACTCAGATGGTGATACTTTACACCTTGCTCTGGTACTACTTGGAACCATATCAGTAGGAATATCATCATTAGAAGGGAACCTCTCCATTTTCATTACGGGGATCATCGTAAAAGCCTTTAGTCATACGACGACAGTGATCTGTTAGTGCTTGTGACATACTCTCCAGTGCCTGTAATTCCGTTGGTGGTAATATACCTAGCTCAATCAGGTGTCTTTCCATTGATGGAGTCATGTGCCTCTCCTTATTTGTATGGTGTTTCATTAGTATAGAAGTAATGGTTACCAACCCTGCCGTCAAGTTTGTAATGCGTTTTCCAATATGGCATTACTTTATTGCTATGGTAATGCGTACTGGTAATGTTTAACCCATTCCCTTGTAGGGCTTCCTCAGCTACCTGCATAGCTGTCTCACGAGCTTCTACCTCGTACATCTTCTCAGGTTTTCCATCGTGCGTGAAAGAGAACTGCTTAGGTTCCCAAACGACACCACAGACTGTATCAGGGTATCGTGGGTCTTCCACTCGATTTATTACCACTTGTGCCACAGCCCTCTGGCCCATGAGGTCTTCCCCACGGGCTTCAAAGTAAATGGCAGTAGCTAAACATAAGAGAGGGGTCATTTCAAATAGTCCTCTATGAATTGGTCAATGTCTTTATCTTCGTGGCACATCATAAGATGTTTTTGATCCTTAAAAGCAAACTCTCTTAGTTTAGGCTCTGAGAGAGACAAGACTTTTTCGTTCCTTACGCGAATTGCTTTGGCTAGGTTTTCATCCCAGTCTTTGAAATCGTTTTCATCCTCCAAGCAATACTCTTTTAAATGAGCCTTTATTTCGCTAAAGCTCTTAGACTTCACAAGCTCTTTTGCAGCTTTCACTAGCTCTTTATTTCTATAGTAGGTTTGATAAGGGTAGTAGTTCCCATACTCTTCATATGTCATTTGATTTCCCCACCCATTGCAAATATGTGACGGCCCCCAGCTTTTATGGCAATCACACGATCCAAGAAGAAACTTTTGTACTTAGGTTTGTCACCTTCAGCACCCACAAACATTGGGATCAAATTGTGCTTCTTAAGAACATCTGCTGCCTTACGTCCACGTTCGCCACCAACCAGATATTTCTTTACATTAAGGCGTCCGTTATATGTACGTTGCTCACCCTCTTTGGTAAGAAACTTAACTGTCATAAATTCGTTGGCGTTCTCTGCGAGTACCATGCTTACCATGCGTGTATCTAACATTTTTATCTTCCTTTTGTTTCAAGTGTTTGTCTATGATTCGTAGACTAAACTACATTCTACAGTCCGTCAACTACTAATTTAGTTCTATCAGGTTTAAACTTTCTCATGTAGGTCTTTGCCTCATCCTCAAATCTGAACGTCAGGTAGGCAAACAGGAACCCTGTGTCATCTATCATGTTCACTCTGTACATTCGTTTGTCTCCTTTTTCACTGGTGATCCAGTCCATGACTTGATTGTGAACCAATCGTAGTTGTGCCATGTGTTGCCTATGTAGTCAAACGCAGCCCAATACTCACAGGCTGTTCTCGACATCTCATCCCACTCCCATACGCACGGTATGTCTGAGATACGAAAGTTTTCCACATGACCGTTGGCAAACATCATCTCAACATCAGCCGATACTAGTAAATGTGTTTCTCTTATTTTCATCGTAGGGGTCTCCTTCCTAATTTTCACTGTGGGGTGTGGGGGGGTAAACCCCCCGTTTGTTATCGCTTTTCGCCAGCTTCGATAGCTTCGAGCTTCTCTCTAACCTCTCCCCAGAAGGTACTGAACAACTGGTCTGACCAACCTTTAGGCCCAACTTGCGAAACGTGGTATTCGATCCAGTACCCATACCCATCTGGCATATGCTCACGTGTGATCTCAATGCCTAACTTACTTGCGATACGCTTTGCGTGGTAACGGTCCCGTGCGTTTGCCTTACGCTTACCGTCTTTAGCTTTGTTGTTGTTCAACAGCCCGTTTAACATTGCTTCGAGGCTCATCAGTCTTCTCCTTATTTCCACTGCGGGTTTAAACTAGAATCACCTTACAATTTTCCACTGGCAGGGTCAAGCACCATCTTAATTTCCACTGTAGGGGGTCTTAATTTCCACTGTAGGGGGGTCTTAATTTCCACTGTAGGGGGTAGGGGAACAGAAGGGGAACAAAGAACAGAGCGTGAACGACATTTTTGCAACACTTGACAAAACATATTTGCAACAGTGTGACAATCTTGCAACTGATTCGGTAAAAAATACTTTTGTGCTTGACCTATCACAGAATCTGTGAGTGTAACATTATTACAACTGATTCGGTAAAATAGTTTTGGCACAGTTGACTCCATTGCGAATCTGTGAATGCGACATGATGTAACATTATTACAGTGATTCGTTTATTGCGTTGATTCGGTTCTAAGACAAAGTGTTATGTTAC